TTGTTGGCGAGTGCACGATGAGGTGCTGTTTCCCACCATGGGCCAGCTTTTGCATGTCGAATCCTTTCATCATCTAAGTCTGACAAAGATATCATAGCGGAACGACGTACGCCGCCCACCACAACTACCTCACCAATCTTGCACATCAAGTCGTGGCACTCTAAAGAATGCAAGCGACGACCTTTTGCACCTTTAAATGTTGCTACGGCAAAGTTAAATAAATCGACTAATGGTTCTGGCCCGGAAGCTCTTCCACCAAATGTTTTGAGTCGTGCTCCGGCTGGGCGGATGGACTCAACATTCCACTTGGGGATTTCGCCAGCCCAGAGATGAGCGAGTAGGAGGCGGAGAGACTTTGCCCATCCTTCCTTGCTATCGTGTACGACGATGGTGTGCTCTGAATCAAACAAGTTTTCTGGCACTTCTGGCAAACGGTTAATGTACTTGGATTCAACTGAGAATCCAACACCAGTTCCGCAAAGCAAAATGAACATCGCTTCGTCAAATGACTTGGGGTCATCAATCGGGAGATAGCTGCAATTATATACGCAAGTATTGTCACGGTCGGCACTCTTTCCTGCCGTCATCATGGCGCGCATGGACGGCATCAAATCTAGGTTATGGATAGCATCAAAAATTTCATTCTTTAATTCTGTGTTACTTTGTATTGCTGGGGTACGACTAAAAATATATTCAACGTAGCGGTTAACTGTTTCTGCCCAAGTTTCTCTGCGGTGTTTTTCATCTACAAATCTAGCATAGCGACTGGCGGCAATGTATTCTTGATACTGATCCATTTATTATTCTCTGTGTTATTGGTTGATTAAAGGGTAAAAAAGCCGAGGTGGTTTCCACCCCGGCTCGGCCCATCTACTGGGTACTACAACTACTTATACTGCAAAATCTACTGCTGCGGTTGTACCGCCACCTAACTTCTCGCCATCCTCTAACTTTTGGATGTTATTTAAGCCGCATGCAATACCTTTAGAACCTTGGGCATTGTATGGGTAGAATGTAATTGAAGCACGACCATAGCAGCCGCTGTAAAACTCATCAGGATTGATGATTGGATTTAAATCTGCATCTACTACACCAGGTTTTTGTGCTGAGTTAGCATTGATGAAATAGCTGTTTGCGTATGCTGGGTCGTTTTCACGTTCCATATCGCCATCACGTAAACCACCTTTAACCATCTTTGGAACTGTACCACCGAACACTGCAGCTGAACCTGCTTTGGTGTCGTCAAAAGCCTTTTGCAACTTTGCAATAGTTTCTTTGTCAGACTTAGGAATGATGATTGATACTGAATACTTAGGAGTACCACCTTCGATACCTGAGTATGGTTGAAACACATGGCAAAATGAGAAACGAACTTTACCTGTTACTACTTTTGCTTTTACGCTTTGTGACATGATATTACCTTTATAAACGAAAGAACTGGACTTCATTCGGGGCCAGTTCGGCAACCCGTACAGCAATTATATACCACTATGAATCTAAATACAAACCATGTTTTGTTAATGCTTGTTTCATGGCCAGTGCGTTAATAAAATCAGACATGACTGTCGTATCTTCTAACGACTGTGGGTCTTCTGAAACATAGTCTATAACATCCCAAACTGTGCTTCTTAAACCCATAACAGATTCTCTCATACTTTTTCCAGAAAGTCCATCGAAATCTTTAATGTATTTTTCGATTAACAAATCTGGCACTTCTATTTGTTCACCATAGCATTCTACATTCATTTGGCTACCATTACAAGACCTACGTTGCCCATGGCATATCCTAAGAACATTATACCAGTTCCAATGCCGCCCTTAATGAATTGATCTATTGCTACTACAAGATAGACCAAACCCATTGCCGCAATTAGCCATGTGCTCATACGAAATCCTCTTTAGCAGTTTCTTTTACACGGACTAACTTTGGCGAACCTTCTGGGCGTAATACTAAATCGCCAAGATAGGCTGCTACTTGTTTATTAATTTTTTCCAACGTTGCTAATGACTTGAGCTTTCGTGGTTCCCAAATCTGCTCTGCTGGTAAACCTTTTTCTACTAACACTGTTGCAGCTAATTCTTGGTCTGCAATTTTGCGGTGTGTTGTAGATGTAGTTAATTTAAAACCCTGTGGAATAATTTCTTTTTCCACTGCACGATCTAACGCATACGTCTCTACATCATTTACCCAAGTTCTTAAGTCTTGAGCTTTAATTAAAACTTCGCTAATCTCGTCTTCACTGAGGAGCGGCGGGGCTTTAAACTCTTGCTTGGCAAGCTCCGTGTTGAAGTCGCTACGAGCTCTACATTGCGCTTTAGCTCTGCAGAATTGACAATGATCACCAGGGAGGAATTCTCCTGAGCCACTCCACGCTTTTTTGGCCTTGGGCTTGACAAAGTAGTTTGCCCAATCGAGTAGTTTGGTAATTGATGTTCCGTCAGATGAGATGCTGTCCAAGCGAGGCTGATGGATTGTGTATTCAACTTCACGGATTTCTGGATACTCTTCTTTAAACTTGCTATATGCTCCAAGAGCATAAAGTCTAAGCTGAGTATTGTCCATTGCCGCGACGGGAACACCTTTGCCAAACTTAAGATCGATGACTCGAATTTTGTATTTAGATAGGATGACAACGTCTGCGGTTCCAAAGCCGTCGGGCACCCAATCAGAGAAGTCAACACGTTGCTCAAAGAGAGGAATGTCTCCTTCACCAATTTGACTGCGGGTGTATAAAACGTAATTATCGACGTAAGCCTCAAAATCGTCGTCGTAGTAGGGTGTTGCTTTAATGATTTCAAGTTCACGATTGTATTCCTCAATTCCGATTTGTCCAAAATGGTAGCGTAATTTTATTTCACCCAATGAATGGGCTATTGTACCTTCTTGACTAAAGTCGAAAGAACCTGACGCTTTTTTCTGTTCCGGGAGTGTTGCTTCTAGTCTTGCACTGGGGGTGCAAGTCAGCCAGCGTTTTGAGCCGGAAGCTGATAGTAATGCGTGTGCAGTCATAACATTCTCTTTATTCGGTTTACCAAACTTCAGTATACCATAAAGGAAATGTTATGTGTTATTCTTTTAATGCAGAAATGAGTTTTGCTACTTCGCCTGCAAAGTCTACAACTACTTCGGCTTTGAGGTCTATCTTGGTGTCGCGTGTTTCGCGGTAGTCTTCTTGGAATTGACCACGTAAAGCGATCTCTGCCAAGCGGCTGTTAAAGCCCTTGTTGTTAACGTTAGCTAGAATCTCACGTTCCCAATAGGCTTGGCTATGGGTCTTTGCTGTTTCTAGGGCATCAGCAAACTCTTCATGGTTTTTCTTCCATGTGTCTGCCACGTTCTTGTTGATGCCAATTTCGGCGAACATCATTTTTTGGGATGCGCCTTCCTTACCCAGTTCAATCATACGATTGCACATTTCGGGTTTGAATACGTATTTTGATTGTGGTTTTTTAGCTGCCACATTTCCACCTTTTTAAAGATGCTGCTTTTCTTGTTGGTTTGCCGTTCTCGTCCTTCATCGGACCTGGCATGCCAGACATGCGAGCACAAAATGATTTCTTTCTTGGGCCACCTTCTGGTTGAGGGGCTTTTAAATGAGAACCGGTTTCACGGTTATATTTTTCACGACCTTTGGCTGTAAGACCAGCACCTTTTGATACTGGTAACTTTTCACCACGACCTACTGCTAATGATACGTTGCCGCCCGCTTTCATTTTAGGTAGTTTTTTAAAGTCGTTCATTTTTTCTTTGCAGTCTTGGCTGATTGTTTAAATGCTGAGGCTGTTGGGGCGCCTTTGGTGCCAGGTTTACGCATCTTCTCGCCTGAGCCAGCTTTAATGCGCTCTTGTTTAGCGTGGATGTTTGCGTATAAGCCGGGTTTAGTTGCCATAATATCTCCTAATAATTGGTGCCCCCACCATGATTTGAACACGGGACCCCCTGATTACAAATCAGGTGCTCTACCGACTGAGCTACAGGGGCGGTACTTCTTAGAATATAACTGAAACGCCTGTCATCTTTTTGGCGAGGTTAGTCAATTCTTTTGTTGTATTGCCGCTGATAAAGGTATTGATTTCAATAGCCTTGTCGATAATTTCTTCCATTGACGGAAACTTTGGGGCTAATTCTGTAGCTTCTTTAGAGGTCTTATTTAAGACTTCCCAAGCTGCCAAGTTAGCTTCATGCTGTTTGATCAAAAGATCTTTAGCTGTGTTGAAAATGGAAAAGCGTAGTTCAAATGGGTTCATATAATACTCCTGTGTGTTGTGTGTAAAATAGGGTGTCAAAGCGTCTCCCGACGAGTTCTACTGCCCTATTTATACTAATGCAAAAACAGGGTATTTTCCGCCCTACTTATCATCCGAAACGATGATTTTGCGTACATTCTTTTCTTCCTTGGCTTTTTGCTGCTTTTCCAAGTGTTTACGAAACATAGGCATCATTTGGTTGACCATCTCTTTGGTCATAGCTTCTGCCAAAAGTCGGTCTTCCATTTCCTTTTCTGCAGAAGTTCGTTTAGTGCGTTCTTCTACAGCTTGGAGAATGTTGTTACTAAAACCTCGATGTTTCAACAATTTCTTGATGAAATCATCCATTAGTTGGTTCCTCTATCGATTCTGCGGCTGCAACTGCTTCCAATGATGCTTTAGCTTTTTCTACTTGTGGTCCAATTTGACCCTGGATTAAATCAATAAATCTTGCCAATGCAATAGTTTGAACTTGTTGTGGCATGTTGAGAATGTTAATTAGTACATTCCAATCTTGAACAGTTAGTTCAAGGGTTGCCGTCATTGTGTTTAATTGTTCCATAATTTTATCGCTCATTTTTTACTTCCTTTCTTAGATTTACCAAATAATTCTTCTCTTGCTGCTAATTTAACTGGATCGGTGCAATACTGATTCAATTCAAATACTCTGGCTGACATATCCATCAACTGCCAGCAACGCATTTCATGCAAAGACTTCAAACCCAATAGAGCACTTGCTATTTCGTCTTCAGTCATTGGTTTTTCTGCATCGCCATGATACTTATAAAGTGTCTCAATATCATCGGCAGTCTGCCACACTTTATAAATAGCGTCTTCTAAATCAAAATGAGTATATTTTTTCATTTGCGTTTCTTCGCTTTTTTAATGTCTGCTTTAAAGTCAACACTATACCAGCCGCCAACTAATTCTAAAGCGGGCAACATTTCTTTCCAAGCAGCTATATCATCTTCATGCCAGCCTGTGCCATTCTTTAGCATATCATTTAAAGAGACATAACTGTTTGCCAAACTAGCCGCCACAATTGCATCTGCAAAATCGTCGTCAACTTCAATTATCATTTACCACACTCCGGGTCCGCAACGCCTGCTGCAATCCGCTTTTCTAATTCTCGATCGATGTACCAACGGGCTTTTCGTAGGTCTTCTATTGCGTCTTTTTTTAAATCGCAACGCCAGATATATTTAAGGGCATTACCCAAATTAAAGCTCATGTGTTCAGTAATCTGAATGCAATCAATACCACTGGGGTGGCTTGTATAGTGTTTAGGACTATTGACTGGATCTTGCATTTCTCAAACCTTTAAGTTCTTTTTCCATAATCTGTAGCTCTTCCATGCTTTCACAAACCCAGATTCCCAATAAATCTTTAAAGCGGCTAGTGTCGATATCTTCCACACCAGTGATGGTTTCCATAACATAATAACCTTTAATTTTATGTTCGACAATAAAATGACTCACAGTTTAAGTTCCTTTTTAATAAACTCAATTCCCCGTGCAAAATGATACCTCCAATACTTTTCTGATACGTGTATGTCCATGTAGGACTGACCCTCTAGAAACGCAATAAAGATTTCTTGTTGCTTATATGGCATTCTACCATCAATTAGTCTTTTTATGTCAATTATATCTTCGGAATCCCATGGAAGCCAGCCTTCAACGTTGTTTGTAGACGAATTGTCTAATTCATCTTGCTCTAATGGATCTGGATCCTCGTCAGATAATCTTGGGGTAACTGCTTTTATTTTTTTCATAGTTCCGTATCAAAAATAGCTGATGAATAAACATTACCCATACCAGCGGCTTGGGAAAGAATCTTTTGTTTCTTATTTACTGCAACTACATGAGATAAATACTGTGAATCGTTTTTTGTTCGATTTGGAATTGGCGGTATTAGATAATCTTTTAAACTGTCTAGTAACAAACAAGTCTCTAATAAACCCGATGCTCCCATAGTATGCCCTATGCGTTGTTTAAACGATGTAGCGTAAAACGGCGAATTAAACATTGTTGATAACGCTTTGCGCTCAGCCTCGTTATTAGATTTTGTGCCGGTACCATGGGTCTTGACGATACCTATATTGCTGGATGTGACACGGGCAATCTTCATTGCCATAGTAGATGCCTTTACAAACCCTTCACCATCTGAACGCTGACCGATTGCGTTTGTGCTGCGCTCCGCAGATGTATACGCCCCTAGCAATCTTGCGTGTGGTGAATGCGCATGAGAATCATTCTCAAATACTACAAACGCAGCACCTTGGCCAAGATTAAATCCTGTGTTGAAGGAATCGAACGCAGATGGTTTGATGCCGGTGTCTTCAATATCTTTGGTAAGAGATGCTTTTGATTCACCAAAAAACTTTAGCACTAGGTTGCTTACGGTATCTTCTAGTGTTAGTACAATCACCCTATCAAATTGATAGAAGTGCATGAGATTGTAAACATCCATCATAACTTTAAGGCTTGATGCACAAGCGCTGGCATCGGTTGTTACCATGTCCACTGCACCACACATCTCTGCAATACGACCAGCATATACTTGTGTCAGTGATAGGGCTAAGAACTTGTAGTCATAGGTTAGACGGTTCTCAGGAGGATCTTTGGGATTGATACCAGCAAAATGGCTGTTACCGGATGCAAGGATGAACGCTGTCTTACCTGGGCGGTTGCGCAGGTCTTTGAGTAGCGCTGGGTCTAGCACTTTTTCAGCCAGTTTATGGGGCGCGTAAACTAAGCCTGTCTTTGTCTTGTTGTAGGTTTCAGGAAACCAATGCACTCGTTGTGGATAGTCAATGTCCTCCAACATCTCTGTGTTGGTGGTAGAGGCTGTCCGGTAGTCAGTCAGGTAAATGTTCACTGGATACTCGCTAAGGCTTCTTGTACGTTGGTTGGTTCTTTAGTTTTGTGTTGGCACATAAATTCAATTACATCACGTATTGTAGTCGGTTGCATTTGCTTTAGTGTCTCTTCATCCACGCCATAGATATCACTGAGATAAATGGAAAACATTAAAGTGTCCAAGCTATCAAGTCCTGTCTCTGGTATGGGTGTATCTAAATCAGTAATTTCTATTTCATTAGAGTTTACTGGGGTTACTACCAGCACAATACCGTTTACCAATTCTATCAGTTCTTGTTCAGTCATTTTATGTCCATCTCTAATGCGTTTAATAATGCTTCTTGGTTTGAAATCTTTCCTTCTAATACAGCTACTACGTGTTGGTCTACGCTATTAGACACAACTAAATGATGTATAATAACCGGTTTTTCTTGCCCTTGGCGGTAGATCCGAGCATTCGCTTGGATGTAGTTCTCTGAGCTCCATGGTAAATCGAACCAGACCGTCTGTGCTGTGTCTCCAACGTTGCACTGTAAATTAAGCCCGATTCCGCCGCTCTGCGGGTGGGCAAGCAACATACGAATCTTGCCACAACGCCACGCTTCAATGTTGTCATCGTCCAGCACCACCGCCTCTGGGAATTGAATACGTAGCCGGTTGAGCGAGTGTTTGAAGTGGTAGAAGACCAACGTGGGACTTGAAGATTCTTCCATGATCGACTCAAGACGTTCCAATTTAGCGCGGTGTATTTCTTGTGTTTCTCCTTCTTCATTATAGATCGCTCCTGATGTAAATTGGAGCAACTTGTTCGCCAGTGCTGCTGCTGTTGGAGCTGTGATTTTTTCTTTTTTGATTTCAACGACCATGTCTTTTCTAAGTTCGTCATATTTTTCCCTGTCTTTTTGACTTATTTCAATCTGCTGGTAAAGCGACGTGCAGCTAGGTAACTGCAAATAATCCTCAGCTTTAAGCGAAAAACAAATATCTGAAATTTTATCGTTGATAATCTTATCTGCATTAGGTTGTAACTTCCAGCTATATACAACACGTGTATGGCGGTTCATTTGATCCGGCATCATATACTTGTCACGGAACTTAGTCAGGGTTGTTTCCAAACGC